GCTTTCTTCTATTGTTTCTTCAGCTACTACTCCTGTACTAGAAACTTCTTCTGCAATTGTAGTTTCTGAAGTAACACAATCCTTTTGAAATAATTCCTTAAGTTGATTTTGAATTTCAGCAATTATTTCATTAACTTTTTTTAATCCTTCTTTCGTGTCTATTAAATCCGATTCATCGTTTTTAACATCATTTAAAATTTCAATATCATCTGGAATTTCAACGTCTTCAACAACTTCAATTCCTCTTGCAGAAATTACTGATTGAGGATATGCTGGATTTCTAACAGCACTAACTTCACTTAAAATTAATTCGTTAATTGTTCTTTCGAAAGTTCCATCACTAAGTTTTTGCCAACTATCAGATACAACTCTGAATCCAAAGCTCATATGATTGATTAATCCGTCTTTCATTAACACGTAGAAATCTTTACCATATGAAGTAGGTGAAATTCTAGCTCTCATTTTTAAACCTTCATCATCTTCCCACAATTGAAGCGAATCGTTTTCAGTTGTTGCTAATAATTGATTGACATTATGTTCACCAAGAAAATCTATTCTTTTTCCTTCATCTAGTGCTTTCTTAAATGTGCCTTTTGAAATCTTTTCTCTGAATTTTTTTCTCACTCCTAAAACGTGTGACCATGATTCGGTTCTATTAACTAAGCCTTCAACAACCATTTCATCTTCTTTCGAAGCTAATACAGTTGATTCTAAAATTCTTAATTCCATATTTTTCATGTTTCTTTTTCACCTCCTTTTAAAAATAAAAAAATAGACCAATTCAAAATTGGTCTATAATATATATTAATCTACTGATTCTTTAAGAAATCTTAGGGAGAATCATTATAATTTGAATTTTTGGAGGTAATTTGAACATTATCTGAATCAGTAGATTTTGAATCTTCATCTGTATTAATACCAACACCAGTATTAGGAATTTTCATTTCTCCCGTCTTTGGATAATATAAAACTGATCCAAGTGACCATTTCATTATATCATCTGGTATAGCAGAATAATTTAATTTATATCTAGCTTCATTTAATGAAATTACTCCCGAACGTAATGCCGTATTAATAGTATCATATCTCTCTTTTTCTGTTGTTTTCAATACTTCCGAAGAATCAAATTGAAAGAAATATCCTTCTTCTTTTTCTTCTTCTAATAATACATTTTTATTTAATCCATTCTCAATAGCAGTTAATATTGGAGTTAATGTATATTGTAAAAAATGTATATTATTTTGTTCTAATGAACCATATTTATTTGAGTCTGAATTAACTAATGATTCTGGAATATTAAATAATCTGCATAAATCAGATACATTATTTTCATTATTTTCTTGTAGCATTAAATCTTTTGGATTTAATGTTATTGGTTGATAGTCTAATCCTTCTTCAAGAACAACAGTTTTAAAAGAATTTTTTGAACCACCATAAAGACTTTGCCATGCAACTCTTAACTTTTCTGCAGCTGGTTGAGAAAGTCTACCATTGGTTTTTAAAATTCCTAGTGGTAATGCTCCATTCGCATATAAACTTGCTTTGTATTCTGTTTCACTTTCCATTAATCTAAATATTTTTTGACCATAATGTAGAGCACCTTTAGATGTTATTCCATCTAACGAATCTCTAAGTACAAATAATATTTCATGTGGCTTAAAATAACTTTCTCCACCACCATCAGTGTCAGTGTAAATAATATCTGCGTTAAGTATTTTATATCCATCTTTTTTATATTTCTTAACAGTTATATGTTTTGATGGAAAAGCGTATAGAGATTTAATTTCATTTCCACTCTTTTCAATATAAGAATAATTTGCACCATAAAGTAAATAATCTTTAACCATGTTTTTCTTAAAGTTATAAGCGTTTTGAAATTCATTAGGCTCATTATTTAATAATATTTCTCTATAATCATTATTTACTCTTTCGATACTTCCATCTTCATTTTCTTTGTACAAGTATATAGGTAATGGAGCAATAGTTCCGCTAATTAATTCAATAATAGCCTGAACAGTTGGGATTTTTAATACATCATCTTCTATCATTATATCTTGAGAGTTGAATAATGAATCTATCGAATAAGATCCATACGATCTATTTTCCATTTGATGTATTATATTATTATCTCTTTTTTCATTTTGAAAAAAACTAAATAAACCCAGCTAAATCACTCCTTTTGTGTTTATATTATATAATTAGATAATTTGCATATCTATAAATATATATGGGTTTATATCAGTTTTGTTTATAGCTAATACTGGGTTTATAGTCAAAAAACTCTTGCATGGCCATGTAAGTTAATATATATATAAAATATTATAAACACACATAAATTTATATATATATATATAATATATATTTATTTATTATATATATATTAATATAAATATATTATATAGCTATATGAACCGCGGTTCATATAGCAGTTGAATAATTCCGCGGAATTATTCAACTATATATAGTTATTTATTATAGTTAGATATCATTAAAGTGTTTCGTTTTTTTAACATATTATTATATATATTGTGTTTAAGAAATGAAACACTTTAATATAAGTTATTTTATATATTAATATTTATTATAAAATAACAAAAGTAGCAATATATTGCTACTTTATAAATTGTTTATCTTATTAAATAATTCTTCAAATGCTGAACCTCTAGTAAAAGCTCTAACTTTATGAATTATTTCACCAGATCTATTAAGTTTTTCTATTATTGTATTAGTTAAACATAAGTGTTCTTCTTTAGTTATTTCTCCAGCTTTGAGTCTTCGATATAAATTATTTAATTCTTTCTTTTCGATACTATTATTAAACCAAAATCTATTATAATGTTCTCTTGGAACTTCACCAATAAACTTTCCATTTTTGTAGTGTAAGTATATAAATCCATCATTAACCATAAATTTTTCCTCCAATAATACGTGATCGAATTTGTTTATATTATATACATCTGAATCAATAGCTTCAGCGAATTGTCTTTTGCTCTTTAAATTATTTTCGCCTTTTATTGAATAATATCTATTAGATGTGTGTATTCCAAACTCTTTAATCTTCTTTATTTTATATTTTTTACATAATTCTTCGAAACTTATATTGTCTATATTCTCAATTATATAAACAAAACTTCGTCCAGATTTATATCTGTCTATTAATCTAATTCCTTTTTGTAAAAGTCTATCTCTAAGATTTCCCCTGGATTCAATTACTCTTATATTTTTAACACCAAGTATTAAGCTTATTTGATTTCTGGTAAATTCAAATCTTTCTCCCATTCTTTATTCTCCTGTTATTGTATATATTAATATTGAACTCCTTTCACTTTTATATTTCATATTTATATTATATAAATAATAATACAAAAGTAAAATATAAGGAATGAAATCTACATTTTATTTCTACAATACTATAAAGACATCTTCTCTTTGGCTTTCATAAACACCTTTTCCTTCTGCAAATTCTTTTTCCCAGAATACCATAGCGTTTATTAATGCTGCAACCATATCAATTTTTCCAGTTGATTTCTTTTTATTTACATATCCATTTAAATTTGTATCTAAAACTTCTTTCGCATTTGAAAAATTAAGTTCTAAAAGCAAATTACTTTCATAAGCAAATTTTTCTTTTAATATATTCTCTTTTAAAAATTTCGTCGCTGGGTGCAATATAGAACTATGCTGCTTTATTTCTGTAACATTCAATCCAGAATTATACCATTTATTAGCTGATGATACACAGTTGTATCTATCATATCCAATATCGATTATATTAACTCCATAGTTTTTTTGTAAATCAATAACGAATTGTTCTACATATGAATGATCTATTACGTTATCTCCACACATATGAACCCAACCATAATCCCTATATCTAAAATAATCAACTTTCTCAATTTTAGATTTATTATGTGCATTATCTTTTGGTATAAATGCCCAAACTTTAGAAACAAACTTTTCTAACTCATAATCATAAGTAACCATAGCGATACTTGTATTATCCGTAGTTAATGATAAATCGACACCAATATAAACATCTCGTCCATACCAATTATAATTATCGATTTTACATTTTCTCACGTCATCTATTGGAATATATGTTTCAGATTCGTCACCATCTAACCATTGATTAAGATTTTTTGTTCTAAAAGATAACTGTTTACTTGGTAATTCTAAAGCCATTTTACATTCTGATTTTAAAAATTCCATTCCTAATTCAGAGTTTGCTTGTAACGGATTTGATTTTATCCAAACAGTTTCATCTGTCCAATCATCTTCTTCATCAAGCTCATAACACATAAGGAAAAATTTATCGTCTTCAACTACATTATCTAAAACTTTTTTACCGTATTCAATTTGGTCTTTCATTGGATTATTTGGATATGGATATCCTGTAGAAATTGTAAATAATAATCTATTTATAGTAGAAAGCATTGAGGTTTGTAATGAATCATAAATTGCAGAATCTTTTGCTGCACCATATTCATCAACGCAACCAACAGATACAAGCATCCCGTCCGTCGTTCTGGCTTCTGCTGCCACGGGAAATAGATAATTTTTATTAGAATTGTTTGTAATACTGCTTGATAATATTTTAAATCTTTTACTTAGTTCTGGAGATACTTCTAATGTTTTCTTAATTTCATTAAATAATATTTTGGCTTGATCTCTTGTATTTGCAGCAGCAACCAATTGAGCATAATCTGGTTCTAAGAATAAAGCTAAAAGCATAAACATAGAAACCAACCATGTTTTTGCGTTTTTTCTGGCAATAAAAACACAGGCTTTCTCAAATCTTCTCTTTTTTTGATTCTTTCTTAATTTAACTGCATATATATTTACAAGAATATACCATTGGAATCCAGCAATATAAGGTTTGCAGCATTTACCAGCAAATTCACCAGTTGCAAAGTTGGTTAAACTAACTACTGTATCTATAAAAGAAACTACTCTCATATCTACAAAATAATTTTTATATAATCTGCTATTTTCATTATCTATCATTGATAAAAATCTTGAACATTCTTTCTTTATATACTTTCCAGCTATTATATTTCCATCGACCACATCTTTAGCATACTTATATGATGGGTGTTTTCTTAATGAATCATACAAATATTCTTTTATTTCTATCATTACATTAATTCCTTTAAGGCTTGTGCTAATGGATCTTGTTCTTGTTGTGCTTGTTCCATTTGTCTTCCAGCAAGTGCAGCTCTAGCAGCTGGAGATAATCCTAACTGGTTACATAATGAAGCATATTTTGTTTGATAATCTAGCTTAACTTTTATTGAAGGATTTTGTTTTTCTTCTAAATTGCCAAACTTATCGAATTTCGGAACTAAAATTCCATTTGCTCTTATATGATCATCACATTTTCTCATAATATGTATACAATTAGCAGTTTGTTCAAGTAATGGTTTATCTATATTTGATAATATATTGCTAACCTCAAGCTCATTAACTAGCCATTCATAATATATTTTTTCTTCATCTGATAGATATTCTGGAATAGATTTTACATCATCTGAATTTCCCATTAACTGTCTTTCTATTTCTTCTCGCCTTTTCAATTCTTCTTTTGATTCTGACTTACCCCGTTTGAGTGACGCTGGTTTTTTATTTCTACTCACGATTTATATACCTCCTTAAATAATAAAAAA